AAGCGTGGAGCGAAGCGACTAAAACGAAAGAACGGGATTCGGATGGTTTCCGAATCCCATTTAAAAGGTATTCAAATACCGGCGAAGCCGGTCGAAAAAATAGAATTTTGAGGTATATGAAAAAGATTATCGCATTTTTAAAAATGAGTAACCGTTACAAGCATCTTATCGGTGGTTTGATGGTAGGTCTATTGGGATTTACTCCTTGGACGGCCTTTTATGCTGCGGCCATTGCAGCTTCCTGTCTGGAACTGAAAGATACTCTTCGGGGAAGTCCTTGGGACTGGATTGATTGGGGGCTCACCGTCGCGGGTGGCAGTATATCCGTTTTATTTTGGATGATAGTGTAATTCGTTTATCTGTTTTGCCTGTTAAATCAGTAACTTTGCAAGCGGTAGAGTTCCCCAATAGTCCGTGTGGTCTATCGCGGGTACAACAATGCGAATGCGAATGGCGGTGTGTCGAATGCGAATGCGAATAACGATGCTTCGAATACGAATGCGAATGTCGGCTCGCGTCTGGAAATCTAACAAATCGGCGTACAGCAGCGGGGACGTGTCCCCGAAGCGGTGCCGAGGGGAGCAAGCCACAGCAACAGCACCAGAAAAGGTGGAAAGCTGAAAAATCACGCGTCGGGTGGAGTTTGGTAGGCTGTTATCAGTTCGAAGAAGTCAGACCCGGGGAAAGGAAGGCCCTCATCTTCCATGTTTATTAACCAATAGCTTATGCGCAGGGAAGGATATATTATCGAGGAAATCATCGAATACTCCAATATGTCGGAGGCATTCGATTCGGTACTTCGCGGAACCGATCGTAAGAGGTCAAGGCAGGGACGATTCCTGCTTGCCCATAGGGAGAAGATTATCACCGAACTGACGGCTTCCATTGCGGACGGCTCATTCCGGCTGGGCGGCTACCATGAGAGGGAAATTGAAGAATACGGTAAAAAACGTATTTTGCAGATCCTGTCCATGAAAGACCGCATCGCTGTGTTTGCCATCATGAATGTGGTGGACCGCCACCTGCAAAAACGTTATATCCGGACAACTGGTGCAAGCATCAAAAGGCGCGGTACTCATGACCTGATGAACTGCATACGTACCGATTTGCAAAAAAATCCGGAAGGCACGCTTTACGCATACAAATTTGACATCCGGAGGTTTTATGACAATGCGCGGCAGGACTTTGTTATGTGGTGCTTCCGGAGGGTGTTCAAGGACAAAAGGCTGTTGGTCTTGTTGGAGCGGTTTGTTAAGCTGCTGCCGGAAGGTATCAGTTTCGGACTGCGCAGTTCACAAGGGGCAGGAAATCTGCTTCTGTCTGTATTTTTAGACCACTATCTGAAGGATAAGTACGGGGTTCGTTATTACTATCGCTATTGCGATGACGGACTGGTACTCGGTAAAACGAAAGCGGAATTGTGGAAGATTCGTGATGCTGTTCACGGGCAAATGGGAAAAATAGACTTGGAAATAAAGCCGAATGAACGGGTGTTCCCTGTGGAAGAAGGCATTGATTTCCTTGGCTATGTTATCCGTCCCGACTATGTAAGATTGCGGAAACGCATCAAACAGAAGTTTGCCCGGAAAATGCACGAGGTAAAATCGAGAAAAAGACGGCGGGAACTGATTGCCAGTTTCTACGGCATGACGAAGCACGCCGACTGTAATAAGTTGTTTAAAAAATTAACAGGCAAAGAAATGAGAAGTTTTAAAGACTTGAATGTCGCTTACAAGCCGGAAGACGGTAAAAAGCGATTCCCCGGAGTGGTGGTAAGCATCCGGGAACTGGTAAACTTACCCATTGTAGTGAAGGACTTTGAGACCGGTATCAAAACCGAGCAGGGAGAAGACCGCTGTATTGTGGCCATCGAAGTGAACGGCGAGGCAAAGAAGTTCTTCACCAACAGCGAGGAAATGAAGAATATTCTCGCACAAATAAAGGAAATGCCGGATGGTTTCCCGTTTGAAACGACCATCAAGACAGAGACATTCGGCAAAGGTAGAACCAAATACGTGTTTACATGAGAAGAGTTGAAGGAAGTTCCGGGGTTTCGCTGATGGAATGCACGAACCCGGTTAAAGACAAATGGCGCATCCGATGGGATGTGCAGGAAAAAGAGAACGGCTCTGCCTCCTACATGGAAGAGGAGTTCGGGCATAAGCCTACTGATGAGGAAATCCACACATTGGTTATGTCCTGGTATAACAGCCAGACTGATGCGGCTATCCTATCCGGATTCGCCTATAATGGTGCCCATGTATGGCTTTCTGTGGAGAACCAGTACAACTATAAGGCAGCATACGATTTGGCCGTTCAGACGGGCGGAGAAACCCTGCCAGTGACGTTTAAGTTTGGTTCGGATGAACAACCGGAATACCATACTTTTACTCAGTTAGAAGAACTGAAAGATTTCTATACAAAAGCAGTAGGATTCATTCAGACAGTTCTGGCTGAAGGCTGGGAAAAAAAGGACAAGTTCAATTTGGAATTATATCGGATTGAGTGATTGACAATCCCTTCGGGGGAGGGATAAAAAAAGCCCCCGGCCTGTTAATATAGACGCCAATCATTTATTAACACAAAACGCCACGAGAGTGCGCGACCGGGGGCAATGCCCTCTGCCGCACTCTCGTGGCGTTTTTACGCATTAAATAAATGATTGGCATTGCAAAAGTACAAAAATGATTGGATATGACATTGTTTGAAGCACTTAAATTTAACAGAGAACCGCTTGAAATGCTTATAAGTTTGGGCGGCAAGCAGGATGACCTTCGATTCATAGACTTATATACGGAGTATGAGGTCATGAAAAAACAAGGTGAAAAGACCACTTATGCAGTGGCGTTTTTGGCAAATAAATATTCGGTAAGCGAACGTAAGGTGTATGATGTTATCAAACGGTTTGGAAAGCACTGCACGCTCGGTGCAGTGTGATTGATGTGCCGGGGATGCCTTGTGTTGTCCGGTAGAGCTACCTTTGTACAACCAAAAATAAAGCTCATGAATAAGTATTACCAGACATTAGACAAGATACTCCAAACGGGCAAAATCCAGACCAATAGGAAAGGGCGTATCAAGTATCTATTAAACGAAAGGCTCATGCTAACCCCCGCTGATTTACTTGACATATTTGAAAGCCACGGGATAGCCAGGAAAAAGCTGAAAGAGGAATTGAAACTGTTTATGCAAGGAGTCCGGGATGTGGAAAAATACAAAGAGGCAGGGATTACCTGGTGGGATTATTGCGGCCATACCCTTGTAAACAGCTATCCAACTTACTTTGAAAAGCTTCCACCCCTCATAACCAGGATTAACCGGGAAAAGCGCAACAGCAAGAATTATGTCCTGTTTCTTGGAGAAACCGGGGTGGAAAGCAACCAGGCACCCTGCCTGAGTCTTGTGCAGTTCCAAATTGATGAGGGAGAATTGGTGCTATCTGCATATCAGCGTAGTTCTGATGCGAACCTTGGGCTTCCGGCTGATATTTATCATCTTTATCTGATGGCAAGGCAGGTGGAGCTTCCCCTGAAGTCCATAACCCTTGACCTTGGAAATGTGCATATATATGAAAATAATATTGACCGGACTCTGGAACTGTTATCCGGAGTTGAAAACATTAAATTTGACTTGAACGTATGAAGAATATGAATTTATCTGCACCACTGCCATTTGTAGGCCAAAAAAGAATGTTTGCTAAAGAGTTTATTAAAGTTTTGGAACAGTTCCCTGAAGATACCGTGTTTGTGGACTTGTTTGGCGGTTCCGGACTTCTTTCGCATATAGCCAAAAGAAGCAAGCCCGATGCTACTGTTGTCTACAATGACTTCGACAACTACCGGTTCAGACTGAAAAATATCCCACAGACAAATAAACTGCTTGCCGATATTAGGGAGCTGGTGGGTAATTCGATACCCAAACATAAACCAATTAAAGGGGAACTTAGAGAACGCATTTTTAAACGTATCGAGGAAGAAGAACTAAATGTTGGGTACGTGGATTTTATAACCTTATCATCCTCACTTATGTTCTCCATGAAGTATAAATTGTCTGTAGCCGAAATGCGCAAGGAAGTCCTTTATAACAACATTCGCAAGACCGGTTATCCGGAGTCTTCTGACTACTTAAAAGGGCTTGAAATTGTATCATGCGACTACAAAGCAGTATTCAACCAATATAAGGATGTTCCCGGAGTCGTCTTTTTAATTGATCCGCCTTATCTTTCCACTGATGTTGGTACGTACAATATGTATTGGCGCTTGTCTGATTATTTGGATGTTTTAAAGATACTCGAAAAGCATTCCTTCGTTTATTTCACATCCAATAAATCCTCCATACTTGAACTGTGTGAATGGATTGGAGCAAACAAAACCATTGGCAATCCTTTTGAGGGTTGTACAAAAAAGGAATTCAATGCCCACATGAATTATTCTGCCGAATATACAGACATGATGCTGTATAAGAAACAGGAAAAATTAGTTCATAAAACAGCTGCTTAGCACTGAACAAAGATACAATTTTTCAAGCAGAAGGCCAAACTTTTGAGCCTTATTTTAATGCCGTTATAAAGCCATTTTTTATGAAATTATAAAGCCGAAACAGAGGTCATTACAAAACTTTTGTTTCGGCTTTTTGAGTGTTGCGCGCTTTCCTTTTTTGAACGCTTCGTTTTGTCCTTTTCCCTGAAAATCGAACGCTTCGTTTCGGATTCTGCGGAAATTTGGATTTGCGGATTATATATTGAGATGGGAAGTAATAAAATTGTTGTTGACCTTGGTAAGGGCAATGACTTCTCAATGGTAAATGATTTCCTGCTTCCTCTTTTTAAGAAGCGAGGCAAATTGAAGTATTTAAGAGACAAATATTATCTAAGTCAAGTCTTTATCTCACATCCCCATCTGGATCATATTTCCGATTTAGATGATTTGGAAAAACATTTTTACATAAATTTGTTTACTACACCAAATGATCTGTCGAAAGGATCGGAAAGTTATAAAAATGTTAACTGGAACTTGGTAGACGATCCTGGTAGTAATGAGGTTAAAAAGGTTAAGGAGGTATATAAGGGAAGATACCTTCCCCTAAGGGTGTGTGACCCTTCTCGAATGACCATTGGTTATCTTTATCCCGGCTGGGTTGAGAATAACAGCACTCTTAGAAACGAAAGTTATACCAATAATATCAGTATCGTTCTGTATATACACTCTGGCTATAGAATTTTCTTCGCCGCTGACATCCAGAAGGAGGGTATGAAGAAACTGTTAGAGGATAACCCTGAATTGAATAAGAAACTGGGGCAGGGCGTGGATTTTCTAGTGTGCCCTCATCACGGTTTACGCTCTTCGTTCAGTACCGAACTTTTCGGTGCCATGAAAGGTGGTAAGACAAAGAAACTTAATATTGTTTCGGAAAAAGCTAATGGTGATGATAATAGAAATGTAGACAGTAGATACAGTTCGACCGACTATTGTGAAGGTGACAACAATCTGAGCACAGATAATAATATTGTCTGCCAGAGAAAAACCTCTCAAGGTCATATTTTCATTGATGATGATGGTATAGTGACCATAGAGGAGGATATTCAAAAGATAATCGAGAAATTTTGATTCATATTGAGGTTATATACATTAGCATACCTGTTTGTGTAGGTAGTAATACGATTTCAGAATGTTTGCAAGAGTTTGAATGTCGGCTACTATTCACATACAGGTTATGATATACTCCATTATGATGGAAAATGGATTTGATTTCCTCTTTCTCCACTGCGTATTTATCTTGTCCCTCAAGCCGTTCCAGGTGATAATAGAATACAGAATGAGCTATCCTTCTTAATTCCAATAATAAGTCAAGAGGATATTCAGACCTTAGTTCGTCAATGGCTTCTACCCATTGAGACGTGCCCGGGTTTCCTGTTCCTCGACTAAGGCCTTCACTTTTTTAGCAACGCATTCTCTGCCCTCTGGCGCAAGTTTTCCGCCTGAAGCTTTTCCAATTCTGTCTGATATTCTTTTTTCTTAGATCTTGCCATATGTCGGAATATATGTAATTCCTCATATCCATGTTTACGAATCGTACGAACCCAGCCTTCAAGTGCTGTACGGCTTATACGGTACTTTATCAATGCTCTCGTACAACCATTCCTTAATAACTTGAGGCTTTATGTTGGGGTGTATTCTTAGGGTATTAACCCCGTATTTATCATATAAACGTACCCAATCGATAGCTCACTATATTGAACTTTTCAAAAGTGTATTTCATAAAGAATGCACCTCAAAAGTTTTTGGTCTAACTTTTGGGGGCACTTCAACATTCAATACCCTCTTCTTTAGGGATGACTTTAAGCCGATTAATGCGGAAAAAGATTGCTTTTGTCACGAGTAAAATGTATATTTGCAACTGGAAAATCGTTCTTTGACTGATGCAGAAGAAAACAAAATATTGTAATTCGCTCGTTTCTAAAGTGTTACCTACTATCAACGAAATAGGTGATAATAATCTTATTTTCAATCAAATAGATAATTCATTGTGTTTCGCGCAATAAGACATTACTGCCCATGCGTGACCGGGCAATGTCCTTAAGTTTCGACAGAAAATTATGGATGCGGTGTTACAGGTACAGACAGATCTTGTCACGAAAGAGCACCTGGAGCTTACCATGACGAGAGCAACCTCATCCGTCAGCTTCGCCCTGCGCAATGACGCTGAAAACAAAGAGAGGATTTTCCGTACCTTGAAACAGGCAAACAGAAAATGAAAGGTTACCACCGAACTGCTCGGAATCGAACGTACAACACTGTATAGCAAACTGGAAGAAGTATGGATTGAAGTATAAATTCCAGCAATAATAGTCGGTAATTCACTAAGAATTGATATTACGCTTAAACCGGATTTATTTGGTGATGGCAAAAAGACCTCCACGTAAAAAACACAGGACGGGGTGATGTGCTTCTGATTTTTATTCGTAATTTTGTACTAAAGAGAGTGATATTGACAGCAATGCACAACAAAGCCCAGAAACGATTGCCAATCTGTTACTCTATTTAACCCTTCTTTCAAACTTCCTAAGACAAAGAAGATTAAAAAAAATCTTCCAGAAATACAACGAAAAGGTTTAGTATTGAAGAAGGTAAAAACAACAAACAAATCGTTATTATTTTACAATTTATGGTTACAATATATTTGGATAAACAAGTTTTCAGTCATCTATTTAATGCAAAAGAAGAAAAGTATTCTCTTTTGCGTGAAAAGATATTATCTCACAAAGATGAGTTTATTTTCTTCTACTCAAATGCTCATTTATTTGATTTGCAAGATGATAAAACGGATATTAAATATACTGAAATGGAATATATGCAATCGATAGTAAGTGGATATCATTTAATATACGAAAACCATAAACAGGAAGTTATAAAGCAATCCCCACGCAATGCTTTCGAAACTATAGGCAAAATAGAGGATTTCTCTTGGCTTGAAAATTTTGATTTTTCACAAATAACAGAAGAACAGCGGAATGTTATCAATAACATTGTTGATATTAGCATTAAGGATTTAAAAGGTGAATTAGATTTTGATTGGCTAAAAAAAAGAGCCCCAATTTCAGTCGATGAACTCCAAATGGACATATCAACTTTTACATCATTAATGAAATTCGTCTCCCACTATTTTTATGAGAATAAGGAGTCATACAAAATTATGAGAGACAATACTATTGCTAGATATAATCCGACATCAATTAAAGCGGAAGGTGAAAATATTTTTAACGAGCAGTTAGCCTCATCTCCATTAGGATTATCCTTTCTAGATATTATTCAAGCCTCTTTAACTCAAACAGGATTATCATACACTGATTTTGCAACGGTATATTATATGTCATATATACTTCTTGATCTATTTGGAGTTAATAAAGAAACCCGGAAGAAGGTTAAGTTTAGAAATATGCAAGTCGACTGTTACCACAGTTTCTTCGGCTCATACTGCGATTGCATGGTTAGTGATGACGAAGGTATGCGCCTCAAGAGCAAAACATTATACAAACTTTTCAATTTCAACACTAAAGTATATTCAATAGATGAGTTTATAGAAAAATTTGATGAAGCAATAAATAACAATAAAAAATCTGCGCGTGAATATTTTGATGAAGTTCTTAGCGATTATATTACAAGGCAAGTAACTAGAGTCGAAACAAAATCTGGGCAATTTTTAACTTACCTGAGTACTTCTTATAAATACTTCGGATATTTTAACTGCATGATAGAAAGAAAATCAAAAGATGAGACGGTTATTATACTCCATAAGAACAACGACTTGAAGCAACCTATTCTGGCGAAAGAATTAGAGATTATAACTAATAGGATTGTTAGAGTGTTTAATGATATGGGAGCTACCTTTACTTTATTCGATGAAGCAGTAGAAATCCCTCTATTAAAAGCTGACAATTGGAATAGATTTCTAACGTTAAATGATGCTGATGTGTGTTTAACTAAATTCAAAGATACACCTATGTTGTGTTTATGGATTAAGTTAAAGCAGCCAATATTACAAAATAAAAATTGAAGAAATTAAAGATTCCTGCAACAAGCCACTGACGAGGATATAGTGGTTTCCGATTTGTGTCTGCTCGCTAGTATGTATCAACTTGTTGCGTTGAATACGCAAGGAGAGCAAAAGTTTATTTTTCATCAGATTAGGATATATGACATCCAAAAATAGCGAGCCATCAGCTACGGATCCTATCAAAATAGTTTTTTATGCATTATTCTACAGTAAAAGCCAGTATTTACTTTTTTCACTGCTAGAAAGAACAAGAACTATAGAATAAGAAAACACAAACATCATATACTAAAAATATCATACATCCTCTCGAAAAAACAACAATCTTTGATTATAATTTTTTCCAGTGCTCGCATCTTACAGACCTATAGAACTCACTAAAAGAGTTTTCCAACAAAACACATATTAACAGCGATGTAGTCATATAGCTCAAAGAGCGAAGGCTATTGTATTTCCTCCATTCTAAAGAGAGGTTGTGCCAGAGTTTTGACACAACCTCCTACTAGATAATTCTAAATAGAGATATGAAAATCCATCTTTATCTGTGACATCTCACGTATCACTGTACGATCCAGCACACGTGCATAATGACGGGTCATCTGGACATTGGTATGCCCTAACATCTTAGCAACGCTCTCTATCGAGACACCATTGGCCAGAGCAAATGTGGCAAAAGTATGACGCCCAACATGGGTGGTCAATGTTTTTTTAATACCACAAATATCAGCCAGTTCCTTGAGGTATGCATTCATTTTTTGATTACAAAGCACCGGAAAAAGCACACCATGTTTCTTACAATATTCATTGGTGGAATACTTTTCCAAAATCTTCAATGGTATTTCCATTAATGGAATATTACACATGATTTTGGTCTTCTGTCTCCCCTTTCGTATCCACCTGACACCGTTCGAGTCCTCCACGATATGTTCCTTTCTCAAACCATGAATATCCGAGAAAGCCAAACCGGTGAAACAACAGAACACAAAAATATCCCGTACCTGACTTAACCGTGGAATATCAATTTCCTTCGATATCAGCTTCTGGATTTCTGAATCTTCCAAAAAGTCCGGTTCCACCTTATCCAATGAGAATCTAATTTCTAAAAACGGATCGTTCTTCATCCATCCCTTAGCCAAAGCAATACGGATAATCTTCTTAAAATTCTTCAAATATTTGGTGGCTGTGTTATGACAACACTTTTTCTCTGTCTTAAGCCAAAACTCGTAATCCTCAATAAACTGGCGGGAAACTTCATCCAAAAGAACATCTTTCTTATGATATGTCTCCCAGACAAAATCCCGGGTATGCTTCAAGGATGTCTCATAACGCTGCACGGTTGCAGGCGCCATGTCCGTAC